GCTGTCTCTCCTGAGGCTGTCGCTCCTGAGGCTGTCGCTCCTGAGGCTGTCGCTCCTGAGGCTGTCGCTCCTGAGGCTGTCGCTCCTGAGGCTGTCGCTCCTGAGGCTGTCGCTCCTGAGCCCACCGTACTGGGGGGTACACGTTCGATCCCTCTTGAAGACCTCCACGCGGCCCTGAATGATACTACGCTCGCAACAGAAGACCAGGCGGCCGCTGCGCGGGAGCTTGTGCGTAGAGGGACACCTGACGCCAAGCCTGAGGGCGTTGCAAAAGCAGTTAGTTGGCTGCTGAACGGGGAAGCACAGGGGAAGAAGCCTGCCACAGCTATCAAGACCCTGGTGGAGGATGCCGGTTTCGACGTAACGAAGGCCGGGAGCGACAGATGGAAAATAACTCGGACCCCTGGGGAGTGGTCTCAGGGGGAGATGAAGCCCTTGGATGCTCAGGTGCCTGCGGAGCCGGCCCCGGCTCCCCCCCGCACCGAGACCGTCAACGGAGTGACCCGGGAACTTACCCCCGAGCAGGGCGTGCAGTTCGACGCGATCAAGGCTGATCTTGCACAGCGGAAAGCGATTACCCAGGTGCAGCTCGACTCGGGGCTCATCGACAAGCAGGAGGCAGCCAAGCGGAACAGGAGTGACGGGCTCTCCAGCGCTGCGGGTCTCCGCCAGGTCCACCCGGACTTCCTCACGGCCAAGGAAACGAAAGCCGCGGCTGCAAAAGCAGAGACCAACTTCGCCGGGAAGGAAGTCTCCCACGACGGGCAGGACGCCACGGTGATCGGCGGGGGCTATGGTAAGGTGAAGCTCCGGTTCGCAGACGGCACCGAGAAGTCTGTTCCGAAGGAAGAGGTAGGGACGAGAGCGGCCATCCAGCCCCTCAAAGAGGGAGAGGTGCGCCCCCTTTCCAACGACACGGCGCTTGCCATGCAAGACGGACAGCTTATCCTCGGGAAGAAGAACGCCAACGGCGACTGGGACTACGTAGCCTACGCCGACAGGACGCCGGCCGGCCACTTCGAGGCGAACGCTGCCGATGCTGAGTCCCTCGAAGCCATTTCCGAGATGAACGGAGCCATCAAGGATGCGGGGATGGGGCCGAAGGCGTCGATGGACTCGGGCACCCCCCGGGAGCTTACCCAGGCGCACGTTGAGACGGCGTTCCCGAAGCAGGACGTAAAGGAGACCCCCAACGGCTATGAGGTCTCCGCCAAGAACGGGGTGCGTATCCAGGTAGACCGGGCCGGAGATATCCAGTTCGACCGCTCCGCAGTCGAGGCCGCCCATGGCCGCGAACTCGCTCCCGGCGAGAAGCCGGTGGCGTCTTTCGAGAGACTCGGAAAAGAGGGGATCATCTCGCTCACCGACCGAGGCGTCGGAGAACTCCACCACGAGACTTTCCACGCGGCTCTGGCTCTGGCGCTCTCCAAGAAGCAGATCGAGTTGGTGAACAAGAGGTATGCCTCTGAAGAAGAGGCCGCCAAGTCCTACCAGAAGTTCCGGGACGGTGACACGACTCAGACGACCGGCTGGTGGAACCGGATCAAGGAGATGTTCACTAAACTGCGGGACATGGTCATGCCGAACGCCGACTCGGTCTTCCGCAAGATTGCTTCAGGGGATGCGTGGAGTCAGAAGCAGGGCGAAGGCGGGGAGGGCATCTCTATACCGGAAGGTGTTGTGACGCCCTCGCTCAGAGACGAGTTGCGGAGCCGAGGGGTGGATATTACCCCCCTGCCTGATAAAATCACCGCCAAGTTCTCCCTCGGCACTCCCGAAGAGCAACGAGACGCGACCAACGAGATAGGGAAGCGGTCCATCTCGGCCAAGGACTTTGGGGATCTCATCGACCGCACTGGGATGAGGGTGCTGCGCACAGTCCAAGCTATCGACCGAACCAATGTCATGGCTGCGAAGTCGCCGTGGGCGCGGCCCATAAAAGAGAACCTGGCGAACATCCTACGGATCCGCGCCGACCGGCAGGCATACACCCGGCAGGACGCCGACGATGCGAACCGAATCAAGAACGTGCTCACGAAGTCTTTCAGGACTGAGAAGGACTGGGAGCGCGGCGGGGATCTGGTCTACCGCATGACGCTCTACCAGCTTGACCCGTTCAGCGATACTCCGCTGGATCGGCAGTGGACGGACCCCAACAAGAAGTGGTCATCCACAGGTAACTCCAAGTACGCACAGGCCGAGACTCTGGATGCCGCACGCGCTGAGATCCGCGCCGCCGCCGCCGCCCTTACCCCCGAGCAGCGCGCTGGGGTCAAGCAGATGTTCGAGCAGGTGTCAAGGGTCCACAACGACCACGTAGACGCAATACTCAAGCAGTTAGAGATCCGCCTGGGTGCCGACTCCAAAGAGTACAAAGACCTCAAGGCAGATATCGAGGGTCAGGCGCGGCTTAAGGCGTACTTCCCGCTCTCTCGGCACGGCAACGAGTTCATGGTCCGCACATTCGCACCAGGGGAGAACGGAGAGCGCGGGACGCTCATAAACGCTGAGTCTTTCAAGTTCGAAGCAGGCGCTATCCGTGCGCGTGAGTCACTGGTAGCCGCCGGAAAAGACGCTACCGTGGAGAAAGCGCCGCTCAACAAGGGCAACAGCCCGACGAACGTCCCCTCGGCGCTCAAAGCTCGCATTGAGGCCGCCGCCAGCAAGCACGGCATAGAGGGTGCCGATCTTGATGCACTCAAGGGCGATCTTGAGAAGCTGTGGGTGAACACCTTGAGCCGTGGGAACGTGCAGGGGTCAAAACTGGAACGTTCCGGTGTCGCCGGGTTCTCCACGAACTGGCTACGGACCTACGCCGAGCATATGGAGAAAGAAGCTCGGGCCACCGCCCATGCTAAGTTCGATTGGCAGATAGCGGACCAGTACAAAACCATGCGGCAGACCATGACAGGGCTACAGGAACCAGGGAAGAATCACGACGCAACCTCGCTTCTCAAGATGCAAGAACTGACCGACTACATGGAGAGCCAAGACCAGAAGCAGCAGGCCCAACAGCAGACAGCTTGGCCGGTGAAGGCGCTGAACCGGCTTGCCTTTGGGACCATGCTCACCAGCCCGACCATGTGGATCGCCCACCTTGCACAGCCGATAGTGTTCACGGTGCCAAAGTTGGCAGCGAAGTTTGGAGTGGTGAGCGCCTCCGAAGCGCACTACCGGTTCATGAAGAACTGGATGAGTGGGAAGTACTCCGACCACAAGCTCGAAAAATGGGATGAGGACAACGGCCAAATCGGGCGCAGAGTAGCCGACATGCTCACAGAGCTACACTCCCTTGGAGCAGAGACAGATCGGAGACAGGAGACGGCAAAGAATCTGTCTGGTCAGTCTGTGCGAGAGGCGATGGAGCCGATCAAGGCCGCTATGCAGGCAGACCTCCAGCGGAGGATGGTGAACGCCCTGACTCCTGAGTCCCGAGAGCGGCTCAACCTTGAGCACAAGCGGGACTTGGCCGCTGCCGCCGCACCCATCGAGGCGGCACACGCTCAAGAACTTGAAGCTACCCGCGCGCGGCTTACCCAGGAGGCAATGGCGCGAAGGACCGAGATCAACGACAAGCTGCATGACCTGTACGCAAGTCTGGATCAGACCGGCAGGGAATATCTCACCCTGCGGGTAGGAGCGATGGTAGGGATCACCGAACTCTCAGCTCCGTTCGATCTCCACGACGCAACGATGGGGGCTACCAAGTTGGACGACGTGGCTACGAAACTCACCCACACCGCAGGGTTCTTTCTGCGGAAGGGAGTCTCTGGGGCGAGGAAGGCCGCGGCAACGGCGGCGATGGATCTGGCCTTCAAGGACGCCAAGTTTCAGAGTGGCGGTAAGTTCGACTTCGCCAAAGCCTTTGACTACATGGCGAAGGATATTGTGGACGACACCTTGCACAACTACGACCCGAGCAACCGGCCTGCGTTCATGAACACCAACGCCGGGAAACTCATGTTCCAGTTCCAGTTTTTTCGCTTCCAGACCATGGGTAAAGTCATTCAGCTCTCGCTCGACGCGTATGGGAAAGACCACGCAGGCAACATGGCGGCGGCGCTCGCAGAGCATGGGCAGAATACTGAAATCTTCGGTCGAGCGCACGCTGACGAGGTGTACTCGAAAGAGGTCGAGCGGCTCAACACCGAACGGTCCGAGGCTCGAAAGGAATTGGCCTACATGACCGCCTCCGGGATGGCGCTCGCCGGTGCCGCCGGTGCTCCGCTCGCCATGGCGTTGAACAACAGCATCACCGGAGCGATCTACAACGCGATCTCGTGGTTCTTCGAGGACAAGGACAATCCTTGGCACTTCGGGCAGGACGTGAAGGACACCGTACACGCAGCGGTAGGGGACAATCTAGCGAACCTGCTGTACAAAGGCCTGCCATCCATCATCGGCATGGATCTGTCACAGCGTCTCGGAGATGGCGAGGCCTATGCCTTCAACGGGGAGCCTCCCCCAGGGATGACTGCGGGGGAGCGGAGCGCGTGGTATGCGAACAAGGCGCTTGGTCCTGCATGGTCTATGATCGGCGATTGGAGAAAGGCAGGGGATGCGATCTCCGATGGGAACGTAGGGGATGCGGTGAAGTACACTTCGCCGAACTTCGTGCGCAACTTCATCAAGGCCAACGACCTCAGCAATGGGGGCGTCCAGGTCGCGGGTAAGACCGTAGTCAAACCCGACGACGTGAGCATGTACGACATCGCGCTCCAGATGGCCGGCATCAACCCGCTGGATGTGTCGCTGGCGAAGGAAGAGAGCCAGTACCTCAAGAACATCTCCGTGGAGTTGTCACAGAGGCGCACGAAGTTGGTCAAGGATCTGGCTATGGCTGCAACCATGAACGACCAGGACGCGAAAGAAGCGGCGATGGAGAAACTGAATGCGTTCTCAAAAGCGCAGCCGGCTTTGAAAGTCACGTCTCAGGAGCTGGCCAGCGCAATCAAGCACATGCGGAACAACCAGGAAGGCAAGTTGACCAAGCGGGAGCAGATGCTCGGCGCAGAGTATGGGCCACAGGAGCAATAAAGAAGCCCTCCCCTTGGCGGGGAGGGCTTTGTAAAAAGACGGTGAGGTCTGAGACCAGAGGGCAGGAGGGCCGCTCTCTCCGCCAAACTATTCCTCCATCTGTTCGGCCAAGTACCCGCCGAGCTTGATGTCCGCGATCTCGCGCTGTGACGACTCGATATCGTTGATGTGGTTCTCCTCTTCCGCCAAGTTCGCCTCGGCGATCAGCCTCGTGCCGTTGTCCCCCAACTGGATCGCCAGCTTTATGATCTCGTTGTAGGCTTTCTGCGCCTCCATCTCGCCCTTCAGATCTTGGCTCATCATCTCGGGCACAGAGTCGCCGGTGAACGCCGGCACCTGAACGAGCGCAGGTACGCCGTCCAGGAAGAGGATGCGATCCTGCAGCTTGTCCGCGTGGCCCATCTCCTGCTTCGCCCTTGCCATGAGTTCGCCGGCCAGCTTGTCGTACCCCCAGTTGGCGATGGTCGCGGAGTGGACGGTGTACTGGATGATCGCGCCGTACTCTCGCTCCAGTTGCTTGTTCAACAGTTCGATAATTCTCGGATCACCTTTCATTTAAAACCTCCGTTCATTAATTTAACTACTTGTTCCCCGATAGTGTCCTGGATCTTTTCGGCGTGGTCTGGGGCGAGCCCCAACCCCCCACTACCTCCTTAAAACTCCAATGGCAGGCACAAGTCCTGCGGCACCTGAGCCGTCCGCAGTTCTGCGGACGGCAGCATCAAATCACCTTTACTTCCTCGCTGGTTCGGCCCGCCATGTTCAGCATCCGAGGCTCGGATCGTGGGCCAGTCTTTTGCGCTTCTGACTTGGTGGCTCAAGCTTGCGAAGCACCCCTCTGATCTATCCCCCATCCTAGCCACGAAGTTAGGGTCTGAAGCGATCTCAGTTACCCGAGGCGTGAGCCTTTGGCTCACGCCTGAGTCTTTCATAAAGCACTCGCCAAGCTCGCTCGGCGGTTGCCGGGACGACTCCGTTTCCGAGCAGTCGCAGTTCATCGACTCGGGAGTCGCAGGATTCAAACAGCTCGGCATTGTCCATCCAATCGGGAGTCCCATGAGAGTCTCGACCCACCTCGGAGAAAGTTTTCCCGCTGAAGGTGCGGCTTGGCTCCCACCAGTGCTGAGGCTCGCCGGGTCTTGAGGGCCAGAAGCGAGGTGAACCATTGTCCCGAGCGGCGGCGAGTTCCTCGCCGCCTGGCTCCCGCCCTCCAAGTTCTTGGACTCGTTGACGCTGATTGTGGGCCAGGATAAACACTCGTTTTCTCTGGTGTGGCGCGCCGACTTCAGCCGCTGAGAATACTCCTGCCGTTGCTCGGTAACCCAGCCTTTCCAGTTCTCGGAGGACATGGAGCAGAACGGACGTTCCTGCGGGGTCTCGCCAGTGTTCTCCTGCGAGCTTGGAACTGAATATGCCATCAACATTTTCGAAGAAGCAGAACTCGGGCTGCATGAGGGCGATCTGCCCGACGAAGAAAGGCCAGAGGTGGCGGGGGTCTTCATCTCCGAGACGCTTGCCGGCTGCGGAAAATCCTTGGCAGGGAAACCCGCCTGTAAGGATGCCCACTTTGCCGCGAAACGCGAGTCCAGGGAAGGTTTTAAGATCCGTCCAGATAGGTGCCGGGTCCAGGAGTCCCGCTTCCATTTTTGCGACCAGATTCGCGGCTGCGAAGGCTTCGATCTCACTAAAAGCGATGACGCGCAGATTTGGGATTGCTCGACTAAGTCCGAGATGGATGCCTGCGTAGCCTGCACAGAATTCCACGACATTAACGGGTGAACCGTCTTCGGTATGATCCACATGGGTGTTTCCTCCGTAGGTAACTAATCGCATTTCAGGGTCTCTCTCTCTCTCTCTTCGACCGTCTCGGGACTTACTCGCTTCCTCTGCGAGAATCTTCCCGCCTTTGCCGTTGGGGCGAGAGCCAGAGCACTGCGCTCGGGGCGTAGGCCACTCGCTCACAACACCCCCTCCTTAAAATCGCGCTCCAGTTGCTTGTTCAACAGTTCGATAATTCTCGGATCACCTTTCATTTTTGAGTCTCCTTTTGGTTAAAATTCCAACGGCAGGCACAAGTCCTGCGGAATAGCCCCACCCCATTGCCCAGCCATAGCCTCCGCGATGCCGCGGTACGTCCTGCTTCGCTCCTTCCATCTATTGGGGCTCGGTGCCAGTTTGTTCTGACCGCTGTCGGTCTGGTTGGCCCAACGGCGCACCAACTTACCTACGGAGAGGACTTCTCTCCCCGGCACTATTTCGGTTGGCTCAAGGGGTGGTAGACCCTTGAGCCAGAGCCCTGTCTTCTTGCTTGCGTCGTGCCCGAATTGCCAAGGCTGGATGTACTGTGTCGCCTTCTTGACCCGGGTGCTGATAAGCCCTACTGGATTCTCCAGCGCGATCTTAGGTATGGGCAGATTCAAGAGCCACCGCACAAACCCCAACGCGGCGTCCGTCTTCTCCCACCCTCGGCCTCGGTCGTTCCAATGGAGGCCGCTACCACAGATGTAGGTGCATTCCGGGTGAACGATGAGCATGTCCCACTGCGAGTCGGCTATCGCGTCCCTGACATCCCCTTGGATGTGCCAAGGGGAGATGTCTTCGGATGGCAGAAGGTCGCAACTCCACACCTCATGCCCTCGGGCGCGGAACACCTCGCGCACCATGCCGCTGGTCTCGCAGCCGATGAGGATTCTCACAACACCCCCTCCTTAAAATCCGCCAGCGACCTGACTACAGCCAACGTCTTCCGCCCCAAGCCGGGGGCGTTCAGGTCGATGATCCACACCGGCTGCTGCGTCCCGCCGACGTAGGTGCCAGCACCTAAGACCCTCCGGGCGTTCGAGTCTTTCAGAATCCCCTGCTCGGTGAGTTCGTTCTTCAGATCAGTGTAGCTGCCATAGGTCTTGTCGAGGTACTTCTTGATCGCCGCGCGGGAAATGACGAGCTGCCCCTGGTCGTGCATGATGCGGGCGAGGAGAGCACCGCGGTGTTCCCGCAGAGGCGAGACCATGTTCTTACCGTTGTCCCCGGTGGTGATCATGATGTTGGCCGCGCAGTCATCAAGGAACTGGCCCAGCACGTCGAGTTGCGTGGCGACGTTCTCCGTCTTGTCCTCCCGGAGCGACTTGATCTTCTTCGTGAGCCACGCCATGATGGGGGCGACCTCGAACTCGATCAGCCCGAGTTTCTTCGCGATCAGCCCCCCGTAGATGGCGACCGCCGACATTGCGGACCAGAAACGCTCGTCGTTTCCGGCGCCGGTGAGCGTGTCGATTTTTTCTGTGAGCAGCATTATTTTTTGTTTATGGTCGAGGTTGTGCTCCACCAGGTACTTGATATACTCTCCTCCAGCGGTGCCGTAGTTATCTTGGGCTGCGTTGTAGGCCTTGGTCGCTTCCGTGCGGCCGAAGCCGGCCACCTTGTTGCAGTGGAGTTCCATGATACGATTGATCTCGGCGGAAGCATCGCCCTTCAGGTTCGAGAGTTTATCGGTGAGCGAATGATTCGACGACAGCAAAGCGATGGTGTTCCAGCTATTGAGGATGGTCTTCTCCCGAGCGTCCCGCCCGAGCCGCGCCTTGTCCCTGCCTTGGGTGATGCGGTAGAGGATATCCGAGAGTTCCTGCCCGTCGATGTTCGACACCTCGTCCAGATAGAGCGGCAGGCTGCCGTAGAGCCCCAGGCGGGAGATCAGGGCGTTGATGGTGTCGTTCTTCATCAATTCGAGCTGGTTCGGGTCGCCGTAGACCGAGAGAGTCAGTTTCCCGATCAGCGTCTTGCCGATACCAGATGCGCCGACGAGGGCGACAGCGGCGCCAGAGTACCCGGTGTACTTCATGAGCGGAGCGCCGAAGGCACCGGCGAGGAAGGCGAAGGCGAGCGGCTCCATGCCGGGGAGGCCCAGGCAGTCGGTAGACTTCCGCCACTCCGAGAGGCTTCCCTTGGCGTGAAAAGCCTTCGCCACATCGGGGATATTCTTGGCGAGTCCTGCCACTTCGACCTGATCGTCGCCCTTGATGAGGCGGTCTCCAAGAACGAACACGTCCTCGGCGCCGTCTTTCGCCCACCCCATCTGGGAGTGGAGCGTGGTCATATTCTTCATCGCCCGAAGGCGCGCCATATATGCGTCGAGGTAAGCGCACATCGCTGTCTGTGCCTCCTTTCCAGAAACTTGAACGTGCCCATCGGCCAAGGCCATGAGCATCGCTTTGCGGTCGTGCAGGAGCGCCGACCTGAATGCGAACTCGACATATTCCGCTTGCCTTGGGAGCTTATGCCGGATGGTGACCGTCTCATAGCCCAAGCTGCTGTCGTGGGCCAGCTTGGACGGGTAGAGGTCGTAGGGGTAGAACCTGGTCGGGGCGGAGTCGTCGTCCAGGGCGAAGAGGCCGTCGGCGTTTCGCTGGAAGCCGCGGGGGAGGATCTCTTCCTCTTCTTCGGTCGCCGCCTCGACGATGGCGAGTTCCGGCCGGCCGAGAACAATCGGGCTCTTCACCTTGTTGGTCGAGGCACAGCCGAGGCAGAGGTTCGAGTCTTCGGAGGCGAACTTGATGCAGGTCGTGGGGCCGGCGCCGGAGCCTATGTGCTGCTGGATCTTGTCGTCGGTCGCCGCCGGGGAGTAGTCGGGGTGCCCCGCGGACCACTCATGGATCAGCGCCTCGCCGTCGGCGCAGTAGCGTAACAGGCCAAGGGTGGCGTACCACTGCGGCTCCGGGATGTTGCCCAGGTTGTCCCGCATGAAGGCGACGTGCGCGCACTTCTGCGCCACCTTCCGCCCGTCTGCCGGCGGCCCGTCGAGGCCGGCTGTGAACTCGTCGTTGATCCCCTTGAACTGGGTGGGGATCGCCAGTGCGGGTGCGGCCAGCTTCGCCGCCTTGGATGCCTTATCCATAATCTCGATGAAGTGCACCAGGGGCATCGCAGGGGCGTCTTTAAGGAGTCGAACAGGGCGGAGGTCGGTCTTGCGGTTGTGAGTCCCTACAGGGCGCAGGACGGACGCCACGTCGGACGTGCGGCTCGGGTCCTGCTTGAACTTATGGTGGGTGAGGAGACGCTTGAAGATGTCGGCCAGGGCAGACCACTTCGCCGCCGGGATATCTTCTTCGATCAGCCAGTGGGCGTAGAGGCCGTGGCCGGAGTTGACGATGGCGGGGAAGGGGAGTCCGATCTCGATGACGGTGCGGCGGAGGTCCGTGAGGGCTTCCAGTTGTGTCGGGTACGCCTTGGTGGGTGCCGCAGCGAACTTCGCCTCTCCGCAGTCGATGTCGACGAAAAAAGACCGCATGGCGTGAGCCAGTGAACCGGCCCGCTCTTTCTTCCGCTGCTCCTTGGGGGCGCCGAAGGGCAGCGCCTTGTTGAACGCGCAGTTCTGCGCGCTCTCGGCGGTGAAGGTGCCTTGTGCCAAGTACATGGTGTTGCCGGCGGCATCCAGGGCGGAGAGTGAGGCGACGGTGTCTTCGATGGATGTAAAAAACTGGTGGGCAAAACCCCCTTTCGGGAGCAGGCGGCCTGTGCAGTAGAGCCCTGTGGTTGGGAGCAGGCGAGAGAGGAAGTCCGTGGTCATGCGTGCCCTCCAGCAGTCAAAGTGCACCGGGGAGGCGCGGTCATAGAAACAGTAGGGGGCTGAGGTTATACCGCTCTCAGCCCCCTGTCAAGTGCTGGTTGATTAGAGGCTTTAGTCTTCGGATCTCGGCACCTGCGCCCTCGGCGGTCCCAGGTGCTTCCTGAAGATAGAAGCAAGAACCGCCCCCCTATCATTCAACTCCACGTTCTTCATCGGCAGATCGCCGGCGGCGACCGCCCGTTCGATGAGCTTGATGGCGGCTCCCCCCTGCCTGCGGATCACCCCCTGCTGCGGGCCTTTGCCCTCGTTGATCCAGGTGTAGACCGAGGTGCGGGAGACCCCGAAGATGGGGGCGACCTCAGCCACGGCCAGACCTGCCTTGTGGAGCAGCGTGCTGAGGCCGCTGAACTCGTCGTTGATGTGTTCTACCATTTTGGCTCCTTTAAAAGATCGGCGGCGACGGCAGGGTGAACCCCCCACTGTGGAAATGCCCACCACCCCCGAACGCCTTCGCCACCTCGGACACGTCGAAATCCCCGATGGAGCGAAGCGAGAAGGACCGCTTGCCGTCCGGTCGGTCGCAGTATGTGACGGAGAAGGGGGCGTTGGGGTACGCCTTGCAAAGCTCGTTGCCAACCTCGGAGATGTTGTCTGCGGAGCAGACAGTAGGCACCTCATACGTCTCGTAGTGCAGCACGCCGCCTTTGTACCCGCTGGCGGCCCGTAGGGTCTGCAGTTCCGCCTTCTTCACCCTCGACGCCACCTGCCTTGCCTGAAAAGCGAGGACCGCCTTGCCGGCATCATAAGCTCCCGGCAGGTAGAAATCCTCGAAGGAGTCGAAGTCGGTGAGGTCCAGCGTACCGATGTAAGCGTTGATCTCGGCGGAGTGCTCAAGCTCCCAGCGCCAGAGGTCACGGTCCTGGATGTAATGGAGCATCTCAGGAACCGGTAGCTCGGGGTTGAAATGCTCCCACGCCATCACGCACCCGGACCTGCTCATGTCGAAGATGGCACCGGTTTCGGTGCTCTCCTCTCCGAGGATAGAGCCGCTGTACGGCAGATGCCCGAGCGCCTCCTCCGCAGAGCGGTGGTGGTCAATCGTAAGAATGTTGAAGACGTTCATCAACGCCTGGGTCACGTCCAGCGAATACGAAAAGTCCAGGATGTAGACTTGGTCGGGCTCAAAGGCGAGGAGTTCTTCCAACGGCGGAGCCTCGCCGTACTGGACGGACTTGTAGAACATTTCGTGGTCAGCCCCGAAAGCTACGTGGGCGCTATAGGCAGATGCTCTGCCGTCGGCATCCGCGTGTGAAAGTACTGCTATCTTCATTACTTCCTCCTTTGGTTGAAGTGGTTCTGCACCCTTTGGGGGCGCGTTTAAAAACTGCGGGGGCTTGAACACCGTCTCCGATGCAGCCCCCTTGGCCTACTCTCCCGGTCGTGCGCGCCAACTATGCCAACCCAGCCCCTATTCCGGGACGCGGCACGCCTAGATTTCCACCCCTACGTCGTTGGAGATCCAGAACGGGGCAACTGTTACAGTCCGCAGAGACCCGCGAGTTCGTCGTCGCTGGGCGCACCGCCGGTGAATACCTGGGTGACCGGCTCGGCCGGGGCAGCTTCTTCGAGGCCCATGCCCAGGTCCATACCGAGATCGTCCATGCCAAGGCTGTCCGAGGCTGCCTTCTTATCGTCGGCGGCTTTCTTCTCCGCCGCTTTCTTGGCTGCCGCGGTCTTCTTCTCAGCGGCTGCCAAGAAAGCGGCTTCGCGCTTGGCGGTTTCAGCCTTTTCGGCTTCACTCGGGCCGGCAGCGGCCGTCTGCTGCGCAACCGGAGCCGCGGTCTGCTTGGGTGCGTTCCCGCCGAACTCTTCCAAGATCGCCAGGGCTTCAGCGCCGGTCGCCATCGGCAGGATCTTGGCGGCCATGTCCGCGTTCAGGTCACCCTGGTAGGCGAAGACGAGCTTGGTCGGAGCGACGGGGTCGAAAGAGATGGCGGTGATGACCATCGGCAGGGCGCGGCCGTGGGCGGCGAGCTGCTTGGCGTAGGCGCTGAAGTCCCCGAGCGATGCCGGCGGCACGTTGAACCGGTAGATGCCCTTGTTGGCGTAGATAACCAGGCGCTTCTTCTCGCCGCACGCCTTGCCCTTGCCAGGGGTGCCGTCCTGCATCTTGGTGCTGCCCCAGATGTTCTGCGGGCAGCCGGCGCAAGAGGTGCATTGCGGATTCGGAGAATCCGCCTTCGGCTTGATGCCGTCCTCGCTGGAGCAGTCCGGACCCTGCGACTCCTGGCCGGCGTTGTATGCGCCGACGTAGAAGGTGCGGTCCAGCGGACCCTTGGCGCGGAGGATGACGGCAGCGATCTTCGGGGCGTTCATAAGGCCCATGTTCGGGACGTTGATCTGGATGACTTCTTCGACCCCGTCCACCTTGGCCTTGAACATACCCTGCACCGCGGTGATGGTCGGGGGTGCTCCCCCGCTGATCCCCTGGGTGGCGTCGGCGGTGATCTGCATGAGGTTCGGGTTGGCGGAGATGAGGGCCTGGAGGTGAGCGGGGAGCTGGTCTGCGCTGGGGATCATGACTTCGTTTGCCATCTGAAATACTCCTTTTGTTGTGGTGCCGCCCTTGGGCGGGTTAGTGATTGAAGAGAGGCGAGAGGCGACATGGCGCGAGCGCCATCTGTTACTTCGCCCTCACCCCGACGGTCCTGATCGCGGTGTACTTCACACCGGGGGGCGGGGGGTTCGGACGGGAGTGGTCTTTTTCGTCTTGATCCCCCATAGTTTCGAGGACGGCCGTTTTGTTGACGGCCTTGTTCAGGAACTCGAAGTGGGGCAGAGTCTTAAGGAATGCAGTGAGTGACTCGACCGTGGATTCTACGTCCTTACCCGCGCCTTCGACAAGGAGCGCCTCCGCAATCGGTCGCAAGATCGCGAAGTCCAGCAGCGCATCGAAATCCTCGACGCTCACCCCTTCCTTCCTCGTAGGGAAGACCACGCCGTACTCGGTCTTGAAGCCCGTGGACCTCAGCTTGTCGAGCATCTTCAGCAGCCACTTCTCGATCTCCTTCATCTGGAGGCCGAGGTCTTTCTTCTTCGCTTCGGCGGTGGCCTTGCCGTCGCGGCCGTTGATGTACAAATCAGTTAAAAAGTCAAAAATTGCGGGGTCTTCCAAGGTCAGGAGGTAGTTCTCCCGGTTCGCCTGGAACTGCTCGATGGCGGCGACTTTCGCGTCTGCCTCCGCCCGGATGCCGCGGATCGCTTCGCGATCGGCGTGGTACTTGTCGATGATCTGTTGTGGTGTCGGGGCCATGGTCTAAGTTCCTCCTGTAAAGTTCTTTGCAAGTGATGTACTCTTATCACATGGATCGTTTTCGGTGTCAAGAACTTTATTTCTTAAACTCCTTTAAAGCCTCAAGACATGCGTCCTGCAATCTCCCCTTCTCCCTCACCACCGCGTAAATCTTCCGCTCCGTTGCCGTTGCCGAGATGTGCATCACGTCCATCTTGCTCTTCTGCCCCCCGCCGTCGATCCGGCAACACGCCTGGGTGTACACTTCATTTGAAGTGTAAGGGCCGTACCATATGCTCAAATCGGCGGCGGTCAACTCCAATCCGTGCGCCATGCACTTCGGGTGGGCCACCATAACGTGTGGGTCTTTCTTGTTCTGGAAGTCTGCGAATATCTGGTTCCTCTTCCCCGCGGAAACCGAACCGTCAACAACCTCAACCGACCACTTCTTCCGCAGTTCTGCCGCCACTATATTTAGCGGGCCGGTGAAGGGGAGGAAGACGATGACCTTGCCGGCGCCGTTTTCCTCGATAGCTTCCTCCAAGACTTTCATGCGCGGGCCGAAGTCCATGCGCACCAAGTCCCCGTTTACGTCTAAAACTGCTCCAAGCGCGCACTGGACTATCTTCGACAGAAGGACCGCCGCATTGGCCGCGCTCACCATCGCCCCGTCGATCTCCGTCGCTGCCTCTTTCAGCAGCTTGTTAATGTGGTGCTTCTGGTCCGAACTCAATTCCGCATGGCGCTCGATCAAGCAGGGCTCCATGCTGGTGACCACGGTGCGCTCGAAACGGATCGAGGGGGAGAGCACCCGGGCGACGTTAGCCTCCGCTCCTGGGCGGGGAACCCACCGATACATCCCGAACTGCTGCATCACCTGGTCCTTGAACCTCGTGAAGCTGAGGCCCTTGACGGTCTCCGGTCGCACCAGCTTGGCCTGACCATAGGCATCCGTCGGTTCGTTGCTTGTGGGGGTGCCTGTGAGCCCCCAGCACCACGTAAAGACGCCCCGGCCATTGACCAGCTTGTTCAGCGACTTCCAACGGGAGGTCTGCGCGTTCCGCATGACGGCCACTTCGTCGATGACCGCCATGTCAATGTCGCCACGCTTCGCCAGCTCGTCCTGCAGGATCTCCACACCGTCGTGGTTGATGACGTAGATGTCTTGGTCGGAGGCGAGGAGCTTCCGGCGTTTCTCTGCGCTGCCGTGGAGCACCGCGAACCGCTTCCCCGGGAAGTTCAGGAAGATCTCGTCACCCCACGCTCTTTCGAGAGTCGAAAGGGGGGCCACCACGAGTGCCTTGTGGATGACTCCGGTTTTCTGGAGGTAGTCGATGCTCCAGAGAACGGAGAGGGTCTTCCCGGTTCGAGGCGCGTTATGCACATGCGCCCTCGGGTTAAGCGTCAAATAGGATGATGTGGCGATCTGGTACCACCTCGGCTGCCGGCCGGCGATGATCGGCCAGGTGTAGTCGCTCTCTATCGGGCTTGGAGCCTCGATGCCCAGATTACGAAGGACACGGGCTGACTCCAAAGTCAGAGGCACAGCGAAGTACCCGCTGCCTTCTTTCAGGTCTGGGAAGCACGTTCTGATCTGCGCCGGGTTGTCGCTCGTGAAGACGATGTGGCGCCCAACGATGCGAGGCAGGAGCGCCGGGGCGTCGATGCCGAATCCTTTTAGGATACGGGAGGTGATGGGATTAAAGGGGAGAGCGAAAAAGCCTCCCCCCTCCTTCACCACTGGGAAACAGGCCCGGATCTTCTTCTCCTGTTGGATCGGGAAGACCAGGTGG